TGTGCGCGTGAAATAGCCATTTGTCAGACTCCTTACGATGCCACGCCAGCTACGCCAGAACTGCCATAGCTGTGGTTGTTGATTTTAACGACGAGCTGTGCATAAGCTCCAAGTTCATTGCCCGGTACGTCGTATAGACCAACAATTTTTAGAGTGTTGCCGGCAGTGGTGCCAGGAGCGCCATCGGTAGTCATTGCTGACTGGCCGGTGGTGGTGTTTCCTGAACCATAAGCTACACCGACGTTTTCACCGATATCGGCTTGAACAATAACTTGGCTATCAGCTTGGATCAGGAACAGCTGGCTGGGATCATCAATAATGTCTGCCTGAATGTCTTCAGTAAAAGCAGCGTTGTTGATGAACTTGTTTGACCAAGTTGGTTTGCCGGTCGTAGGATCCGTGTAATAGCAGCCGTTAAAAACACCGACTGCGGCTTGAGTTGCTCCACTTAGACGCTGGATGTAGCCACCCACGAGACGTACCAGGTCGCCCTGGTAAATGTTCGTGTTGTAGTCTTCCTTAATCAAGTACCCATACTGTTTTTGCCCGCCTGTGGCAGATAGGTTGCCCAGAGCGCGCATACCAAAAGGCTTATTGGTATTGGCCATTTTTATTTCCTTTAAAAGAAGTTATTCGCCGGATTTTGGTCCGCCGAAAGTCGTTTTTGACCGTCGCTCGGGGCTGCTGATTCGCATCGTCCCGTGGGCGTTGCTCTTCATCAGCTCGTTATCGACAGCCTTAAGTTGGTCCGATGTTCTGTCCCGATAATGTGCTCGTCGCTCTTCTGCCGTCTCTTCAGGGATTCTTGCAAGCAACAGGCTTCCCACACCGATTACACCAGCGTGTCGGCCGTCTTCTACCGAGGTAGATTGGAACTCAGGGTACTCATCTGCGCGGACGAGTTCATAACCCTCGCGTAGTTTTGAAGACACATTACTACGGTCGTCAAACCCGCTTGCTTCCTTTCTAATCCAACGGTGCCTGAAGCCCGGAGGCGCAGCAGGCGCATCCAGTCGTGAAGGAGGGGCCCATGGTTTACGCCGAGCAGTGGACTCCCGGGACTCTGCAGTCCGGTCGCTACGATTTAATTTAGGCACTGATACGGTTTCACTCATGACTACTCCTTAACGTACTTGGCATATTCCTCGAGGGGAACACCCAATTTTTTAGCGATCGCAACCTGGCTCGGTGAGAGCTTTACGGTGCGGCGTGCGTTGTTTACCCCGGAGGACCGGGAGGCAGGCGCGACAGTTTGCACGGGTCTGTCTGCTCTGGAAGATTGCATAGTTGCTTTATTAACATTAAATCGGTTAGGAAACAAGTCCCTCATGCGTCGATCTAGTTCCTGATAATACTCTTCAGACTGCGGATCGAAGCTTTCTTGGGTAACTAATTGTAAATGCACGCCCTTAACCGCGTTGGTCATCACAATATCCCTGCCAAACCATTCGTTTTCCTCGGCCCACTGTTCGGCCCGCGGATCTACAGGGGCTGCCGGCTGTTGATATTGCGGCTGCTGGTATTGAGGCTGCTGTACCGGCTGTTGGACGGGGGCTTGCTGCGGCGCACGGGTCTGGCGCAGCTCTTCGGCGTCCAGAATCTTGCGCTGCTCCATAAGTACCTGGGTTAAGCGCTCATGGGCCTCAAACTCGGTGTCCGTGTCGCCTTCCTCACGGGCTTTTTTGATAATTTGCTTCAGTGCAACAGCCTGGGTCTCGGCTCTGGACTTGGCCTCGGATAAACGGGCCGTGTCCGTCGTCTGAAACCGATGCTCTAGCTCGGCCGCCTTTGCCTGCACACTTCTTGCATATTCCAGGGCTGCCTGCTCACGGCGTTGCGCCTCACGCAACTTAGCGGTCATCTTATCGATGCGCTTTTTGACGTTATCGCTGTACTCGCCCAATTCTTTTTCGGTGGTTTGTTGCGTTGCAACAGGCTCTGGAGCTGGCTCCTCCGCTTTTTCCACAACAGGAGGTTCCGGTGCGTCGGCGATCTTTGCCTCCACCCCGTTTTCCCCCTCGGTGAGTTCGACCGTTGCCGGCTCCTCGTCCTCGCCTATTTTAAATTCCAACTGTTCCTGACTCATACTGCCTCCTTACATGTGAAGAATGTCTTCAGGGTTATTGACTACGCCGATAATCTCGTCGTCATTGAGAATGCGAATCTCCCCGCCATCGATTTGAATTCTTGAGCCTGCATAGCGCCCAAAGATGATCCAATCCCCTTCCTTGCACCAGGGTCCGGTGGGAAACTTCTCCTGATCTGCATATGCCAGCTCGCACATCCGCAGCACATAGCCGCAGACCGTTCCTAACTGGGTCTTTTTCTGCGTTTCCTCGGCAAGCACAATCCCGCCCTTGGTTTTTTCCGCACCGCGGTAAGGCAGGATTGCAATACGCCAGCCGGTTGGCTTTGGTATGCGGCTTTTAACCTCTTCCTGAATCCTTTCAGGGTCAAAGTTCCCATCAGCATCGTAAGCGTCGTCCAGGGTTGGCCCCTGGGCTTGCGCTTCCTGCTGCCATTTTTCTTCAAGTGCTGTTAATGCCATGTGGCCTCCTTCAGGTTAAAAATCGTCTTTTTGAATTCGCTTCAAAAGATCCTTGACAGCGATTTCACACATTTTTAAGCCTTCCAGACGGCCCATCATGAACCGATAGCGCTCCATGTCGCTAATGGTCCCTGCCAGCACTATGGCCTCTGAGTCTTGTTGCAGTTTTCTAATTTCTTTTAATACGGCTTCTGCAAATTCAAGCATGGTTTAATTCCATGAAAAAGCAGACGGTTTTAGCCACCGTCTGAAAGGCTTTTAGATTAATAAATCTTGCACTTTTTAGTTTTGATCGCGGCTCCCTGGCCGCGGACTTTTACTTCGCCGCCTTTTTTGTAGCCGTCTAAAGAATCATTGTAGGGGTTATCAAATTCTTTAGTCTTATCCCCCGCATATTCTTTTGAACTAGAATATTCTTGTTCTTGCTTTTGTTTTTGTTTGTTTAAATCAGGTTCTAAGCGTTCCTCATTTGATGGATATGGGTATTTTTCCATTTTTTCTTTTTCTTGAGCAGGGGAAGTGCGATAGTGGATGGGCATCATAGACTCCTAATAAATTTTGGTTTTTACCTTGGCGTCCTTACGCAGGACTTCCATAAACGGGCCCTGGACTTTGCCGCCTTTTTTCATCTTACGGCTTTTTCCGGCAGTCGAGTAGGCAATAGCGGCAGCCTGCTTGACAGCGGCTTCCTTGCTTTTGGGCCTGCTTGTGCCGATCTTTCCGGACTTTTTAAACGCGGACACCATCTCCCCGATGTTTCCGGAGATGGTCTTTTGGCTTGAGCCTTTCTTAAGCGGCATTTGGATTTCTCCTTTGTTGTTGGCCGATCTGAGCTACCCGTTCACGGGCTACGTTTGCCCGAAGCATAGCGATATTTTCCTGGGATGCAACACGCGCCTGGTTTGCCTGCGCCACTTGGGCCGCCTTTTGAGCGTCAAGTTGCAGGCGTTGCTCGGCAATCATGTTGTCGCGCTTGTTGTCCTCGTCACGAATCTTTAGTTCCTCTGCCTTGAGCGCGACTACCGGGTCAGGGCCCTCGCCGCCGCCAAGTTGGGCCTGAAGGTCACGGACTTCCTGCATGTACTGCGCCACCTTGAGCGCAACCATGCCTTCTTTTTGGATGGCCGAGACCATGCGGTCTGGGTCTTTGCCGTACTGGGCAAAAAGCTCTGCCTCGACATCCTCTTCGGCTTTGATCCGAACATGCTCCAAAATGTGCTTTTGCAGCTCCATCGCCGCCATCGGATTGCTTTGAAGCATCGGTGACATGCCCAACATCAGGTGCGCCGCGATGTGCGCATCATGTTGTTGCCCCGCAAACGCCTTCAGCTTCATTCCGTTCAACACATCACTGTTCTCAGACGCCGCATCACGGGGCATATTCGTGTTCTGCGGCAACAAAATGCCATCAATGTCCCGAATATTGAGCGCCGCGTACATCCGATAGTACGCTTCGTACATGTTGTGCATGTTCGGAGCGCTCTGCGCGAGCTGCAATTGCATCTGCGCAAGCTGAATCCGCTGCGCCGTCGAGAAAATGTTGGGATCCGCCACCGGCTGGACCGACACCATTCGGCTGAAATCCGATTTTTTGATTCGCCGCGTCGCTCCAGGCACCTCATACGGATACTCGTCCGGCAAATATTTGCCAAACCCCTCAAACAAAAGCCGGAACTCAAGCGGCTGCGCATAGTGCAACCGCTTATGGATGCTCGACATGACCATCGAACCGCGCTCAAGCAACGCCAAAGTTGTTCCAACCTGCGCATACTGGTTCCCGTCGCCCACCTGCATGTCCGCCGTGCTCGACAAGCGCTTACCCGCGTCAACCACAACGCCTAAAAGCGCAAACAGACCCTGACTAGGCTCTTTGTACGGCAGTGGCATCAGCGACGCCGTACGTTCCGCGCCTCCCGCGTCAATGTCTCGCCACTCTCCCGGCTAAATTGGATCGGAATCATCAGCAATCCGTGCGCCTTTTGCCTTAAATCCTGCCGGTAAGTTAGCCAGGGTCCCCGCATCAATCAACTGCCGTAGCGCACTTGTAGCCGCCTTTGACAGCCCACCAATCAAATGCACAAACCCAAGGCCATAGGCCCCCGGACCTTCCACCAGTACATAGTGAACAAAGTAGTTGCGCCGCTGCTTAAGCTCGTCGTCCTCTTGCCAATTACGACGAATCCCAATCACCTTCATCGAATCTTCTGCCAATGTCACCACATACGGCAGCTTGATCCCCGTGGGATTGCCATCCTCATCCTTGTCCTCAAAGCCCGGCACATCCAAATCAACCAACTGCTCAAGCAAAAAGACTTCGCCAACATCGCCCATACCGTCCGTTGGCTGAATCCCCGTCACCTTGTCTACCGCCGCCTGAATTGGACTTGGATCCGCAGGCGTCGACAAGGTCTGCACACTGATGTCCAAATACTCTCGGCTGACCACGCGCTTGCGAAACTCATTGGCGTCCATCGCAATCCGGTGCGTGAGCCGTGGGCACTGAGACACCACACTTGAACCGTTGTACGGGATGTACACGTCATCGGCCAAGCACAACTTACTCACCATCCGGCCCAACTGGAAGTCGTAGTACACCTTCTTGAACGTCGACCCACCATAACCCGTGTAAAACAAAAGCTGGTCAAACTCCGGTGTGTACTCCTTCATCACCGTCGTGATCTGGTA